TTATACTGGATTTGGGCCTGGAGGAGAAAGTCTTACTGGCATTACAAGAGGTGTAAACAATACTACATCAACAACACATTCTCAAAATGATATTGTTTATAAGTATGAAATGGCTGGAGTATCTCTCTTTAGGATTAATACAACGCACAATTTAAATGATGTGGAATCATCATTACAAGGTGGTCCTGAAACTCCACTCACATTAGATTCTTATAATGTTAAGGTGGATATGAGTTCTGGAGACAATGCAACAGATAGAACTGGATCTTCAACTTTCCCAGCTTTGAAATTTACTTCGGGTCTTGAGAATGGAGGTGTATCAGCTAAATCTACTTACAATATTCCGTTTGCAATGGTTAAACCTAAGTGGAATATTACTGCTCCAACTGGAACATCTCTTAGATCTTCAATAAGAACTGTTTCTGGAACTAGTATTTCTGGTTCTGAGAGTTCTTTTGTAGATAAAGGATTCCAATCTTTATCATTGAATCAAGAAAATTGGTTCAATAGTCCAAGAATAGTTGCTTCTTCTGTTAATGAATCCCAATATCTTACTGCTCTTCCAGCAAAGAAATCTCTTACTGTGAATGTGAATTTAGCTACTCGTAATACTAAGCTTTCGCCAATGATTGATTTGGATCAAACTTCCTTAGTGTTTACTTCTAATAGAGTTAATGCACCAGTTGGAGATTATTCCACCAATTTGGATGTGAAGACTACAGATCAAGATCCTAATAGATTTTTCTATGTTACTAAAAATATATCATTGGAAAATGAAGCAACAAGTTTACAGGTAGCTATAGATGCTTATCTGACTAATTCTTGTGATATAAGAGTATTCTACTCTTTAAGTGAGCCAGGGGATGTTGATGATGCTGTATTTGTTCCATTCCCAGGTTATAATAACCTTAATCCCAGTAGGCCTGGAATTGTTATTGATCCAGTAAATAATGATGGATCTTCTGATGTAAGAATCCCCACACAGGATAATTTCGCATCAAGACCGTCTTCTGGTATGTTTAATGAATATAGATTTACTGCTGATAGAATCCCATCATTTACCAATTTTAGAATTAAAGTTATTGGAACTAGTACCAACCAAGCTTTTGCTCCTCAATTTAGCAATCTTAGGGTATTGGCATTAGCATAAAATGAGTTTGATTCCCATAAAAGATGAGAGAGGTTTATTTAAAGATAGTGATTCAGGTGCCATAGTAAATAAGAATAATAGTGAATACCAGGCCTATATTTCTCAGAGAGAAAGACTTCTCTCCGATAAACAAAGGCTTGATAAAGTTGAAAATGAAATCAGTGACATTAAACAAATGCTCCAAATCCTCATAGATAAGTAAAATGGCAAATAACACTATCACATTTGATCCTCCTGATGGAGTAGCATATGGTGTTAATTTAACTATTAATACAGGTACAGATTTTAAATCTTCTTTTCATGTGTTAAAGAATGATAGAACCAATTTTGATTTTACAAGTTGGACTGGTTCTTCTCAGATGACTAAATCTGTTTCTGTAGGATCTACTGCTTATCCCACTGCAACTTTTGATGTAGGGTTTAGTAGTGCAGCAGGAGGAAAATTTGATATTTCATTGGGTTCCACTGCTACTAGGTCATTAAATGGTGGAAGATATTGGTATGATATTTTAGTTAGTTCTGGATCTACAATTTATAGAATTGCTGAAGGAAATATATTGGTCAAGGCGGGGGTATCCTCTGCACCATAAATATAAAAATAGTAGTAGTATAAAATGGCGCAGCCTACCTCACGATCAGAATTAAAACAATACTGCTTAAGACAGCTGGGCGCTCCTGTTTTAGAAATTAATGTTGCTGAAGAACAGTGTGAGGATCTTATTGATGATGCCCTACAAGTATGGAATGAGAGACATTATGATGGTGTTACCCAAGTTTATTATAAGCATAAGATTACTCAAGCTGAGATTGATAGGGGTAAAGCTAAGGCTACTGATGGAGTAGGAATTACAACATATACCACTACTGGAGTAGATACAGGAACCGGAGCTGTTGAATCTATCTACTACGAAAGTAGTAATTATCTTCAAATCCCATCAAATATAATTGGAATTAATAAAGTATGGCAATATGATGATGCTCAATCTATGAGTATCTCCAATATGTTTAGTTTTAAATATCAGTTATTTTTAAATGATGTTTATTATTGGGGAAATGCTGATTTATTGGGTTATTCAATGGCTATGAGTTATGTGGAGACTTTGAATTTTCTTCTTAATACTCATAAAGCTATTCGTTATAATCAAAGAATGGATAGATTATATTTGGATGTAGATTGGGGTAATTTGAGTAAAGGTAAGTATTTGATTATTGATGCTTGGTCAGCCATGGATGGTAATACTTATACCGGAGTATGGAATGATCCATTCTTAAAGAAATATACAACTTCTTTAATTAAGAGGCAGTGGGGACAAAATTTAATTAAATTCCAGGGAGTTAAATTGCCTGGTGGTATTGAGTTTAATGGAAGACAAATTTATGATGATGCTCAAAAGGAACTTGATGATATCCGATCTCAAATGTCTTCTACTTATGAGCTTCCCCCATTAGATTTGATAGGTTAAGATTATGGCTCTTAATTCTTACACTCTTAATGGATCTACGGGCGAACAAGAACTTCTTCAAAGTCTTGTTAATGAACAGTTAAAATTTTATGGCGTTGAAGTTTATTATATTCCAAGAAAATATATAAAACAGAATACTGTTATTAGAGAAGTAATTGAATCTAAGTTTGATGATGCATATCCTATAGAAGCATATGTAGACAATTATGAAGGATATGGTGGACAAGGAACACTCTTATCTAAATTTGGTATCCAGGATGTAGATGATTTAACATTGATTATTTCTAGAGAAAGGTTTGAGACTTATATTAGTCCCTTAATGAAAGGTGGTGCAAATGTAGAATTATACACTCGCCCCAAGGAAGGAGATATCATCTATTTCCCATTAGGAGATAGATTGTTTGAAATTAAGTATGTTGAGCATGAACAACCTTTTTATCAACTCAAGAAGAATTATGTTTATGAGTTGAGATGTGAACTCTTCCGTTATGAGGATGAAGTTCTGGATACTGGTGTTGAAGCTATTGATGATGAAATAGAACAAATAGGATATATTCAGACCCTCTCTTTGATAGGAACTTCTGTTCAGGCCACTGCTACTGCATCTCATGTGTCCAGTGGAGCGGTGACTAATATTATTATGAGTAATATGGGTAATGGTTACCTATATCATCCTCTTATTGGAATAGGTTCTGCACCTTCTGGAGGAACTACGGCTGTTGGTATAGCTTCTATATCAACTGAATGGATTAATGCTGATGGAAGTGTAGGTGGAAAGATTGCAGCAGTTAATATAACCAATGCTGGTGCTGGTTATACCGAACCTCCTTTAATTACTATAAATGATCCTACGGGATATGGTTCAGGGGCTGCTGCTACAGTTGGTATTAGTACTGATCAAGGATCTATAGGAGTATTCTCTATTACTAATGCTGGGTCCGGCTATACTACAGGACCTTCTGTAACCGTTTCAGCACCTCCTGCAGGTGGAACACAGGCTGCTGGTATTGCTACTATTAATGCAGCAGGTATTGTTACAGCGATGTACATCACCCATTCTGGTGTTGGATATACTGTTGCTCCTACAATAAGTCTCAGTGCACCATCTTCATCTGGTACTGGTGGTTATATCTTTAATGAAGTGGTAACAGGTTCAACATCAGGAACTACTGCTAGGGTTAAGTCTTGGAATGCTCAGACTTATGAATTGGAAGTAGGAATTATTAGTGGAGGATTTAGTCCAGGTGAGAATATAGTGGGAGGTGAATCTGGAGCTACTTATGCTTTAAGAGTTCAAGATACATGGGATTCCACTAACAGAACTAGTGATGATGGAACTATAACTACAACTCCATTCTCTGATAATGAAACTATTGAGTTGAAAGGAGATGACATTATAGACTTTAGTGAGACTAATCCGTTTGGGATGCCGTAATTGGTTAAATAGTATATACCCAGGTATAAGGTAATGTTTGAGTATTTTTATAACGAGATCTTTAGATCTGTCATTATTGCATTTGGATCCATTTTCAATGGAATTGAAGTTCGTAAAGATAGTAGTGTCATTAAGGTGCCTTTGGCTTATGGACCTACTCAAAAGTTTCTTGCTAGAATGCAGCAAGACGTAGATCTTAATAGACCTACTCAAATAACGTTGCCTCGAATGTCATTTGAGTTTTTGGGATTACAGTATGATCCCACCAGAAAAATGACTCAGACTCAAACCTTTGCAATGGAAGAGCCTGATGGAACTACAATTAAAAGAGCTTATCTTCCTGTTCCATATAATATGGCATTTGAAATGAGTATCTTGACTAAACTTAATGATGATATGCTTCAAATTACAGAACAAATTATACCATATTTTCAGCCCACTTATACTATTCCAATTAAATTTTTAGGTAATTTAAAAGAAGTAATTAATGTTCCTATTCAATTGGATAGTATTGAAATGGAAGATGATTATGAAGGAAATTTTGATACTAGAAGAGCACTTATTTACACTTTGAGATTCACAGCCAAAACTTATGTCTATGGTCCTATCGCTGATGTTACTAGTGATATCATTAAGAAAGTTCAGGTTGGATACATCGCTGGTAAGTTTGATAAGAGTGTCACTCCATCAAGAGATCTTACTTACTCAGTAGTTCCTAGAGCAACTAAGGATTATGATGGTGTTGTTTCAACTCTTTTATCTGCCAATGTTAATTTGACTGATACTATTATTGAAGTGGATGATGGTACTAAAGTTTCTGCTCAGACTTATATCTATATCGATCAAGAAGAGCTCTATATAGAAGCTGTGAGTACTAATAAACTTACAGTAAGAAGAGCACAAGATAATACTACTGTTCAAAATCATGTATTGGGGGCTCAGGTCAAGACCATTACAGATGCTGATGATAACTTGATTGAGGTTGGGGATGACTTTGGATTTGATGGTTCTACGTTCTAAATTTAATTTATGTCTAGTAAATTTGAAAAATTAAATGATACTTTCAATATAACTTCCACAGAAGTAGAAGTAGATTCTACCCAAGTTTCTGTTGGAGTTGATAAGGAAAAGCCTGATAGACTTGCAAAAAGTGATGTTGAAAGAGATTATGAATATACTAGAGGTAATCTTTACTCTATTATTGAAAAGGGTCAAGAAGCTATTAATGGTATTCTGGATGTAGCTGAACAAAGTGATATGCCTAGGGCTTATGAAGTTGCTGGTCAGTTAATTAAGAGTGTTTCTGATGCAACTGATAAGTTAATGGATCTTCAGAAAAAATTAAAGGATGTTAATAAGGAAGAAGAGACTAAAGGACCAACAAATGTTACTAATGCTTTATTTGTAGGATCTACAGCAGATTTACAAAAAATGTTGAAAGAGCAGGGTAATACTAAATAGGGGGAGGGAGATAAATCCCAAAGTACTTTTAGTATCCATAAAATGTCAGAAGATAATAATGACAATTTACCATCTATAGATGATTATAAGGCAGAGGAATTACCCTCTCTTGATAGCATTTTAGAAGAATATAAATTACCTTCAGTTGAAGATTTTAAAGAGAAGGAAGAAGTAGTAGAAGAAGAAAAAAATACTTGTGGGGAAGGAGAATATTTCTGTAATGATGAACAAAAATGTAAGCCTATTCCTAAGGGACATAAAGTTCTGCCAGATGGGGAACTAGTTAAGGAATCGCAAGATCTTACTGAAGTCTTGCATCTTATTAATGCAGTTAGAAAGGATATTCCTGAAATTCCTGAAATTAAATATTATGATGATGAATTAGAAAAACTTGCCACATATATTGAAGAAGTAAAGCAGGACATTCCCGAAATTCCTGAAATTAAATATTATGATGAAAATATAACTTCTATTGAAGAAAGAATATCCTTACTTAGGGAAGAAATAGAAAATCTTCCAGAAGTAAAGTATTATGAGGATGATCTTCAGTCTCTAAAAGAAAATATTGATAATGTAAGAGCAGAGATCCCCCAGTTTCCTAAATGGGTTAATGAAGTTAATGAGGTTCCTGATTTTTCATGGATTGGAAAAACATTTAGTGTAATTGATGATGATTTCATTAAAGTCAATGATCATTTAAATTTATTAAAAGGACATATTGATTCTGAAATTCAACAAGTTTCAGAAACTTTTGATACTAAAGATTTTGAGGCTAGAGTCGATATTAAAGAAATGTCCTCTGATTTGAAGAATTCGAAGGACAAGATTTATAAAGAATTAAAAGAAGCTGCTCTAAAAATTTGGGATCATCATAGTGAATTTAAAGATGATGATAGAAAATTAAAGAAACAGTTAAAGGGTGAATATAATCTTCTTAAACAGAAAATATCAGAAGAAATAAAGGAACTCAATGAGAAGAATATATCTTCTCAGAATAAGATTACTTCTGCTCTTACAGAATACTTTAATGAGGTAAAGGAAGATATTTCTAATCTTCCTGAAGTCAAATATTACGATAAGGATATTAAAAAGGTAAGAGAAGAGTTCAAACCTCTTTCTGAAGAGTTAAGATCTTTAAGAGAGATGGTGATTGACTTAAAAGTCAAGCAATATGAGTTTCAAAATGTTCAAGAGGGATTATTAAATATTCCTCCAGATGAGGATAATAAAGATCCTCTTACTCCATTAGATCAAAATTTTGTAACTCTCCAAGAATTACAAAGTCATTACAAACTTTTTGTCAATAGAGTTACAGAACAGTTAGCTACCTTTGGTGGTGGTGGAGCTGTAGAACTTCAGTACTTAGATGATATAACTGGTATTGCTACTAATATTAGTGCTTATGATGGAATGTATCTTCAAGTAGATACTTCCCAATCATCTGGACATAAGTTTAAGTTCTCTACTGTAAGTGTTGGGGCTGGTGGAACTTGGTCTTCTAATTCTATAGGAGTTAGTACTACTAAGAGTGTAGGAATTGGAACTACAACTGCTAGTTCTGATTATGCATTATATGTTCAAGGTGATGCTTATTATAGTGGGAATATTTCGGCTGCAGGAACTATTACATATGAGGATGTAACTAATATTGATTCTCTCGGTATTATTACAGGTAGAAGTGATTTAAACATCTTAGGAAATGCCAGGATAGTTGGTGTTCTAACTGCAGGTAATTCTTCTATTACAATTGATGGTGATAATAATACAATTACTGTTGGTAATGAAGATGTTGTAATTACTAATTCTGCTGTTACTATTGGTAGTGGTGTAACAATTAGTGCTACTGCATCTGGTATTAACTCTGCACCTAATGTTTTATATGTTGCTAAGGATGGTATTGATACTAATAATGGAACATCAATTGATAATGCCTTTTTAACGATTTCTGCAGCAGTAGGTGCTGCATCATCAGGAACAACGGTTAAAGTTCTTTCTGGGAAATATGCAGAATCTAATCCAATTTCAATTCCTGCTTTTGTCTCTGTTGTAGGAGATGATCAAAGAACTGTGGAAGTAAGTGGTCTTACAACTACTAGTGATATCTTCCACGTAAGAAAGGGAACAAAATTAGCTAATATGACCTTTAAGGATCATGAAGCTCCTGCAGCTGCTGTTGCATTCCCGACAGGTGACGATATAGCAGAAAACGTAGGTGGTGGTAAATGGAAAGGTCCTTATATCCAAAACTGTACTAGTGATACCACCACAGGTACTGGATGTTATATTGATGGAGATCAAGCACAATTATTGAAAGCAATGAACATAGATGCTTTCACACAATATAATCAAGGAGGTGTTGGAGTTGCTGTAACTAATGGGGGATTTGCTCAGTTAGTTTCTCTCTTTACTATTTGCTGTAACGAAGCAGTTACTTGTGATAAGGGTGGTCAAGCAGATATAGCAAATAGCAACTGTAGTTTTGGTACTTATGGTTTAGTTGCTCGTGGAACAAGTGATTTACAATATACTGGTGTAGTTACATCCTCTGCTGCAGTATCTCAAGCAAATGTTATAGTTAATGTATCCACTCCTGAGAAAAATATCTCAGGATTTGCTTATGATCATATAACTGGTATTGCTACCGTAACTACTAGTTCTGCTCATGATTTTCTTGTTGGAATGGGCGTTACTGTAGCTGGTGTGGGAATGACATGTACTTATGGTACTAAGACGTATCCATATAGGATGCCATATATTTTTGAGGTCGAATCAATTCCTTCTACAACTAGTTTTTCGATTAATGTTGGTGTATCTACAGTTTCTCACCAATATGTTTCTGGTGGTACAGTAAGTATAGATGTAGATAGACCTTATGATGGACAACTTGCTTATTTTGATACTTTGTATAATAGAGTCCAAACTATCACTGTAACAGATGGTGGAAGTGGATATACTTTGACTCCTACTATTACGGTTGATGACCCCACAGGACCTACAGGAGAGACTTGTACTGCATATGCTACTTTAAGTGGTACTACTGTTTCTACTATTACTATTATCAGTAGTGGTAGTCAATATACTTCAGCACCGAATGTTACTATTAGTGGTGGAGGTGGTTCAGATGCTACTGCTACAGCATCTATTCAACCAATATACTATACAATAAATAGTTCAACTCCAGTAGTATCTGGAATTTCTACATTAACACTTTCTTCTAATTTACTTAATACTGTAGGAGTTGGTTCTACAGCATACTTCTCTCAGGGAAGTAGAATTGTTGCTAGTTCTCATACATTTGAATATGTTGGTGCTGGTAATCAAATTGTCACTGCTACTCCAAAACGTGGTGGAGTTACCACTCAAGCAAATGAAGTTGTTACTGAAGATGGCGGAAAGGTCCTTTATACCAGTACAGACCAAGCCGGTAACTTTAGAATAGGTGATGATTTACAAATCAATCAAAATACTGGTACAATTAGTGGAAGATCATTCAGTAAGAGTTTATTTAATGAGATGACACCCTTTATCCTAGCACTCAGTTAAAATGGCACTAGCACTTAATAGGTTTAAAACATATACAGCACAACTTACTACTGGAGGTGCAACGATATATACTGCTCCTACGGGGTATACTGGAATTATTTTGTATGCACATATAACCAATTATACTGGTTCTGCAGCGGCTACAGTTACAATGTCACATGTAAGAAGTAGTACAACCACTCAAATTATTAATGCAGCATCGGTTCCTGCTAATGATGCATATATTCCTTTAGATGGAAAGTTGGTATTAGAAACTAGTGATTATATTACTGCTAGTGCTGGTACAAATAGTGTATTGAAAATTCTTCTTTCAGTATTGGAGACAGCAAATGCCTAGGTTGATTAGTCAAATTAATAGTTCTGGTCAGGTGGGTGTTTCTAGTGATGGAACTAGTTTAGGTAATATGAGTGATTTAAATTTTGAAAGTAATAGGATTAAATTTGATAGTAATGCTGGTATAGCAACTGTTTATACAGATCCTTTAACTATTGTATGTCTATGAAGAAGTTTAAGGATTTACTAAAAGAGGCAGCACCAACAAATTCTACTGGGGCTAGTATTGCTAATCCAGAAGTAATGTTATTTCCTCCAGGTGAGGATGATTTGTCTCAGGATTATCAAACTCCAGGAGAATCTGGTCAAGCTAAATGGCGTTTTTCTAATGTATGGCCTGTGATTAAATTAACGATGAAAGGGATAGATAATATGGTAGATGCTTCTAAAGAATATACACATCTGCAGAATGAATCTCGCCAAGAAGTTTTAAGAAAGAATTTTAATCAATTTATAGAAGAATCTGCTCTTAAGGTAACTGGATTAAATGGTAGCGGACCCAAGTGTAGGTATGGGATGGAGTATGATACAAAGGTGAAAGCTTGTGTTCCTATCAAAACTCAATGGAGTGGTAAGTATTGGGGTGGTGGTGGCCATCATGCACATGTAAAGAAAAATGGAAATGGCAACGGTAATGGGTCCCATAACGGGAATGGAAATGGTAATGGCAATGGTAGCGGTAATGGGAGTGGCAATGGCAACGGTGGGAGTGGCAATGGTGGTGGAAATGGTGGAGGATAAATAGTAAAAACTCTTGTTTGAGCAATGGACGCTTTAAGTAGAATTAGAAAAACTGTCAACGATTATCAGGATAGGATTACTCTTGATGATGTTGATGGAAATTTATCGTATGAGATTATTGATGTAATCAAACCAGCTCCTATGAAGGGTATGGCTGAAGCTCATAGGGTTGATGCTCAGTATGGAAATACCTGGAGGGTTATGTTGAGTTGGAGAGGAAAGTTGT